CTCAAGGTGCTCAAGGAACCGCAGGTACATCAGGATCTCAAGGTACTATAGGTGCTCAAGGTGCTCAAGGATCTACAGGTACTCAAGGTGCTCAAGGATCTACAGGTGCTCAAGGTGCTGTAGGTGCACAGGGTGCTGTTGGATCTCAAGGTACTTCTGGCGCTATAACTTTTGCATCAGGCACTTTGATGTTATTCCAACAGACAGCAGCACCTACTGGTTGGACCAAACAAACAACTCATAATAATAAAGCACTTAGAGTAGTAAGTGGATCTGCAAGTTCTGGTGGTACGACCGCATTTACAAGTGTATTTGCTTCTAGGACACCATCTGGTTCTGTTTCGGTTTCTGGATCTAACTCTGGCGGTTCTGTAAGTAATACTACACTAACCACTTCAGAGATGCCATCCCACAACCACTCATCAACATCTGGGCAATTTTTGCTTGATAATGGTGGAGGTGGTTCTCAAGGATTTGCCGGTGGTGGTACAATTGTTGGTCTCAGCCCAAATACCACATCAACTGGTGGTGGAAACTCTCACGGACACGGATTTACTAATCCATCTTGGTCTGGTTCAGCATCTTTTACAGGTACAGCAATGGACTTTGCTGTCCAATATGTTGACTTAATTATTGCTTCTAAAGACTAATACTGATATAATATAATTTTTAGATATGGCTAAAATTAAACCAGGAAACTTTTGTCCACTTATTAAGAAAGACTGCATTGGTCTTAAGTGTTCATGGTACACTCAGATGAGAGGTACTAATCCAAACACAGGAGAACCAGTTGATGAGTGGGGGTGTGCAGTAACTTGGATGCCTTTTATGGCAGTTGAAATAGCACAAAAATCAAATCAGACTGGAGCAGCAGTAGAGAGTTTTAGGAATGAAGTTGTGCGAGCAAACTATCAAAACCAAGAACTTTATAAAGAAGCACTTAAGCAACAAATTATTCCTGCACAAATTACACCACTCAATCAACCTATAAATATCTTAGAAGAAGGTAAAGAAGAATGAGAATTACACTTATTCCAAGTGATAAAACAATTGGAATTGATAATGAGTTTTATCGTAATATTGAACAGGATTTTTCTTGGATTCCGTCAAATATTCATGCTGTTCAATGGTATGATACCTGGGGTGAGATTGAGTATATTGATGGATCTCCCAATAAAAGAATTGAGGAGTTGGGTATTTTTGAACAGGCAGTTTTGGATTTTAATAATGAAAAGGAAAGAATTGATACTGAACTTGAGGCATTAAATAAAGAGAATGAGGAGAAAAAAATTTTAGAAGAATTGGCATTGGAAGCAGCAAGAAATTACTGGAAAGAATTTAGAAATATAAGAGATAGTCTTTTATCTAGATGTGATTGGACTCAATCTCCAGATTCCCCACTAACAGAAGAAAAGAAAGATGAGTGGGCAACATATCGTCAGATATTGCGAGATCTCCCAGTTATTATTAGTGATCCAAAACCAATGGTTAATGATTTAAATCACGAGAATTGGCCAACTAAACCAGATTAATATGATATTTTTTGATAATGATGTTTTTAAGTTAAGTGAGAAGTTGAATGTCACAACCATAAATTATGGTTTGACTGATATTAGTATACTTGATAATTTTTATTGTGATTTAGATGCGGTTAATTGTGAGATAGAAAAACTACCTATAACTTTAGTGGGTGGTCTTTACAAACCAGATAATGGTAAAAAATATATTGATGGTAGAAAAATTTATATTCAGAACATGAGGGGAACTGAACTACCATATCTAGTGAATGATCAGTTAAAAAAAGTAGTTTCAAAAATTTCAAAAAATAGTTTGACTGAACCAACTACATAAGGTATAATACTTCTATATCACCTTTACTTGAATGGATTATAAGTTCAGCATTATTTCGCCATCCCACAAGAACACTCCCTACCTTCAAGAACTCTACGAAAGTCTGTGTGCTCAGACTTATGAGAACTGGGAGTGGATTTTGTGGTTGAATGGTAAGTTTAACCGTAGCAAACTCTCTCCAGAAATTGAGAATGATGGGAGGGTAAAGATCTACGAGTGTAATGAAAATAATCCTAACGTTGGGTTTCACAAGAGCAAGGCATTCCATCTTGGTTCTGGTGATGTCCTTGTGGAAGTTGACCATGATGATATGATCACACCAGACTGTCTGGAAGAACTTAACAAGGCATACCAAGACGAGAGTGTTGGTTTTGTGTACAGTGATGTTGCTGTGTATGATGATAACTTTGTTCCTTATAATGAGCAGCATGGTTGGTCTTACTACTTCTACAATTTTCGTGGTAAAGACCGTTATGTGATGAACTCTTGGCGTCCAACTAGTCAGGCATTATCATTCATCTGGTATTCTCCTGACCATGTTAGATCTTGGAGAAGGAGTGTTTATCAATCAATCGGTGGGCATAATGTTCAATTAAGTATATGTGATGACCACGAGTTGATGATAAGAACCTATCTGAATACGAAGATGTATCATATTCAAAAACCTCTTTACATCTATAGGGTTTATGGTGACAATACTTACCTAGAAAGAAATGCTCAAATTCAAACTAAGACCGTAGACCTTTATTATGAGTATGGATATCAACTTGCAGAGAAAGATGCAGAAGACCGTGGACTTCTGAAAGTTGATATTGGTGGTGGACTTTATCCTCGTCCTGGTTATGTAACCATTGACCAGGAGGGTGCTGATATTACTTGTGACCTGAATGATGGCATCCCACTTCCTGATAATAGTGTTGGTGTTTTGAATGCAAGTCATGTTCTAGAGCACCTGAGAGACCCTGTTAAGTCAATGAGAGAAATTCATCGGGTCCTTGCACACGGTGGTTGGGCAATGATTGAGGTTCCTTCTACTGATGGTAGGGGTGCATTCCAAGACCCAACTCACGTTAGCTTCTGGAATGAACATAGTTTCTGGTATTATACCAACAAACAGCTAGCAAACTTCATTAGAAACTATGATATTCGCTTTCAAACGTATCGGTTAAATACTTGGGAAATGGCACCACATATTCCTGTTGTCACTGCTTGGTTGACAGCAATTAAGGATGAAGAACGTTTCCCTGGAATTCTTGCAATTTAATTTTTATGGCACTTGCATATGTAATCGGCGCAGGAACAGCAGGTTCAACTGCCGCTAGAATTTTAAAAGATAATGGGTGGGATGTAGAAGTATTTGAAACTAGATCTTATATTTCTGGTAATTGCTACGACTATATTGATGAAAAGACCCGTTGTATTGTCCATGCACATGGTCCACACGCAATTCATACTAATAGTGAGAAAGTCTGGAACTGGTTGCATCAGTTTTCGGAGTTTAATGATTTCTCAGTCAAGGTCTGGGCAAATACTAAACTGGGTAAAATCCCCATTCCTTATAATGATACGTCTGATAGAATTATTGGACGACGACTTTCTGATGAAGAAATTATTGATTTAGTCTTCAGGGATTATTCTGAAAAGATGTGGAATACTCCCTTTGAGGAACTTCCTCAGAGTATTCTTGCACGACTAGCAGTAAGAAATCCTGGTGAAGAAACTTACTTTGTGAATAACAAGTATCAGGGTCTTCCTAAGTATGGATTTGTTCGGATGTTTGAAAACATTCTGGATGGTATCCCCGTTCATTTGGATACACCCAGAGATGAGTGGAGAAAACTGAAAGACAAGTGTGACCTGTTGGTTTATACTGGTAAGGTTGATAATTACTTTGATTATCAGTTTGGCGAATTAACTTATCGCTCTTTGAATTTTGAACACGTCTATTGCCCTAAAACTCTTTATATTCAACTGAATGAATGTAATAAAGAGAATGGATGGAACCGTGCAATTGACCATTCCTACTGGTATAAACAGGATGTAGAAACAACAATTGTCACAAGAGAGTATCCTGTTCCTCACGTTGATGGTGTGAACAATCCATATTATCCAATGATATTTGGTGAGTATCTCAGTCAGTTCAGACTGTATGAACCTCTGATGCAGGCAGAAAAGAACACAGTATTCACTGGAAGAACTGCTACTTATGAATATCTGACGATTGATGAAACCATCATCAAGACTGCTAAAAAACTGAAGAAACTTGGACTATCTGATTCTATTTTAACGCCATGAAGAAAACTAAACTATGTCTCAATGTAATGCTTGGAAATGAGGAGCACGTCGTTGAGAGAATGCTTAATTCTTGTTATAAGCACATTGACTATTGGATTATCCAGTGTAATGGTAACGACCGCACTCAACAGATGGTTGAAGACTTTTTTCAACAAAAAGGTATTCCTGGATTTACCTACAATGTAGAATGGCACTATCCTGGTTGGAATAGTGATGACTTGGTTCAGAAATGTACAGAGACTGACCACGGTTGTGACTGGTTATTCAGAATTGATGCTGATGAACAACTACACGTTGATGATGACTTTGATTGGAGTGTTTTAGAAGATACTTCAATTGATGCCTGGGATGTTACGGCACAGTCTGATAATTGTATTTGGTATCGTTGCCGTCTATGGAATACAAAAATTCCCTGGAGGTTTAGGCACGACAAGAGGCACGAGTGTATTCTGAAACCTGGATGTGTTCCAACGGGAGAAGAGTTTCCAAGAATAAGTCTGGCAAGAGGATTTAGACACATCATTATTAACGATGGTCGGACTTGGGTAAATCCAACTAAGTTCTTTACTGATGCTGTTGAACTTGAGAACCAACACATTTCCAACAACACAATGCTAGAGGATGTTTATCACTTCTGGTATATTGCTAAAAGTTATAATGATGCTGCTTATGGTACTTATCCTTTAGGTGAAACGCATAATCAGGAGATGGCACGTCGTGCTTTATTTTATTATGAAGAGTATCTGAATTATCGATTTAATTATCATCAACTTGGATATGTAACTGGTATTGATGAGATGGCATATTTTACTTTATGTGCTATGGGAGACTTGAATCGAACTTGCAATAATTTTGAAAAAGCAATTGACTGCTATATTCGTGCAGAAGAATGGTGTCCACCAAGAAATGAACATCTTGTGGGATTATCTGAGTGCTACAGAACTTTAGGTGATTATCAGATGATGAAGATGCAGACGGAAAGATTGATTGATCCGAGCAGAGTTAATCCTTTTCCCACATATCACTTCCTTGTCAATAGTAACTATTATATAGATACCGGTGATTATGGAAAATCGCTTCATCAAATCGTATGTGAAAACTTATGCAATTGATATGAAATACCTTCCAGTCTCATCAATAAATAGACAGTCGCAGAAAACTATATGGGTTGTTGATAATTTTTATGCTAACCCATATGCTGTAAGAGAATTTGCTCTTCAGCAAGAGTTTTCTGAAGATTTAAATTATTTCAAAGGAAGTCGTTCAAAAGAACAATACTTCGTTCCTGGAACAAAAGAAGCATTTGAAAAAATCATGGGTATCAAAATCCGTGAATGGGAGTCTCATGGAATGTGTGGTCGTTTTCAATACTGTACCTCACAAGATGCCCTTGTCTATCATCACGATGGTCAAACCTGGGCTGCTATGATATATCTCAACCCAGATGCTCCTTATTGTACAGGAACTTCTCTTTACGCTAGTAAGAATGGTGCTAGGAGAACTGGTGACCCCAACTTTACGGATGATGTATTTGCTGGTGGTTTTTACGATGAAACCAAGTTTGAGTTAGTTGACTCTATTGGTAATGTCTTCAATAGACTATTCATCTTTGACGCTCAAAATATTCACGCAGCATCAAAATACTTTGGTCAAACCAAAGAAGATTCACGACTCTTTCACATTTTCTTTTTCGACTAAAAATGAATTTTACAGTTTACTCAAAAGAAGGTTGTCCATATTGCGACAAAGTAAAAAAAGTCTTAGAGTTGACAAACACTCAGTTTGTCGTGTATACTCTTAGTGAGGACTTTACTAGAGAAGAATTCTATTCTGAATTTGGTGAAGGTTCTACCTTCCCTCAGGTTATTTGTGATGATAAAAAGCTAGGAGGTTCCGTTGACACAATCAGATTCCTCAAAGAACAACAAGTCATCAAGTCATAACATAAATAAAAACAAGAGTCACGTAAACCGTGGCGTTGATTTACTGCTTAATGGAGGTAAGAGAAAGCAAACGCAACCATTCCATATCATCTTCGAAAAGATGGTTTGCTTTCTGAATCGGGAAGTTACCATCTATTTTGAATTTTCCTTTAAGTCAAGGAAAAGAATAGTAGTTTCCCGAGGCAAAAGAAATGTTAGCAGTTAGTCTAGTTTTTGGTTCATTCATGACCGTATTGTTTCTTATTGTGGGACTTATAGGTGGTTGGGTAGCAAGAGAATATATGATGAACTATCGGGAGATTCCAAGACCTCACCCCGAAATGTTCGATAACCAGGGTAACCTGATTCCAGATGAGGTGATTGCATTTAACTTTGAAAACTATCATGACTACGAAATCAACGACGAAGAAGACGACGAGTAACACTACCAATACAAAACCAAGGACTGTTAAGGTTTCTACCTCACTAGAACTCCCTAATAATCCACTGGTTTTTGAGGTTCTTGATCTAGTATCGAAACAAAAAACCAAAGCAAAAAAAGTCGAAGTTCTGAAAAAATATGAGGATATGTCTCTTAAGATCATCCTCATTTGGAACTTTGATGAGAGTGTTGTAAGTGTTCTTCCACCAGGGGAAGTTCCATATTCCTCTTATGATGAACAAACTGTAAACTCTGGTACACTTTCTACCAAAATCAGTCAAGAGACACGTAGAATGTATGAGACTGGTTCATTCTCAATGGGAGTGACTGATCAGCAGGCTAGAACTACTATTCGTAAAGAGGCGAAGAACTTTTATTTCTTTGTGAAAGGTGGTAATGATAGTATGAACAGCATTCGTAGAGAAAGTATGTTTATCAATCTTCTCCAAGGTTTACACCCACTTGAAGCAGAGATTATTTGTCTTGTAAAAGATAAAAAACTAACCGACAAATACAATCTTACTCAGGATGATGTTGCTGAAGCATTCCCCGATATTCAGTGGGGCAATCGTTCTTGATATGGGAAAGGGTATCAATATTATTCACATAAATTGTGATCCTTCTTTTGCTGACGATAAGAGTCTTCCAAGAGATTCTTATCTAGTATCTTATGGTGATAATGATGAAGAAAAGTTTGATGTAGTTCAAGGTCTTCGCTCTGATATCTTTGACCACTATTGGGATAAGTATCGTGATGTAAGACGAATGGATTGGACTCAAGGTACAGTCAATCCAAAGTCATGGGGTTATAATGTGCCTGAAAAGAAAAAGCGAAAGTAGTTTCCAATATCGCTAATAATTTTTCCGGCAAAATTTTCTTGCGTGAGGGTTTTCACAAATCTTCACGCTTTTTAGTATAATATAGATACCATTTAGTATCTTATGTTACTGTTTTCACACATATAAGACCTATATAGGATGAATAGGGGTATAATAATCCCCTAACGTTCATCCTATGACTAAAGCACTTTTGCTTTTAGCATGGGTTCCACTTCTTTCTGTTTCAACGCCACGACTTATACAGAATCCATATCCTGTGACTATAAGTTGTGACGCAGCGTGGGAACTAATGGACATCGTTAAAAACGACGATGTAGTAGACCAAAGAAGAGAAGACCGATTGCTATTAGAACTCCGAAAGGATGTTGTTCAAAGGTGCTAAAAACTGAATAGGACGCAAGTAAGCCGACTCGGAACGGATCGTTCATCTATGGAGCAACTCTTTTTATCTTGCTTACAGGCACAACTTCTCATTAGTAGAGTTAATGCTAGTAACTTCGTCACTGACCATGAAAAAATTGGTCTCATATTAGAAATTGAACAAGTCACAAAGAAAGGTTGTTTCATAGACGCAAAAGCCGACTGAAGGAACGGGACTAACCATCTCATTTCTTTAGGAGAAAACCAATGTCGAAAGTAGTTTATCGTGGTGCTGAATACGATACCGAAAAGCGTATCGCATATCAACAACAGATGATGCAACAACCCCAACAATACAACGAAACCTATCGTGGTGTTAAGTATGTAAAGGAGGGGCACAAATGAAGAAACTAAACTTCTTGCAAATCATTAAAGAGCAAAAACAAAAAGAAGAGCGTCGTCATCAAGCCCAACTAGCACAATTAGTAGGAGCAAGGTAATGGTACAGTTCATGGTATCAACTACTGCTGCGATTGCTTTAACAACCGTATTTTTATCAATGTATGTTCAGTGGTTGGACAAATAATGGACAACTACAAATATCATTATGATGATATGGATAAGGACAATAGACCTCCTGCTTGCTATCAACTAACATACAGGGGTTGTAATTATTGGTCCTGTTATACTATTCATCTAGATGAGTGGTTTGAAAAAATGTTTAAGTTTGAGGGAGATTGACTCTCCCTCTTTTTTTATGTCTATAAGTTTCTCTAATAGGCATAAATTTTTGTATCCTAAGTAACATATCTAATATACATATGGTAGAATAATGAGGTCATACAAATGAGCGAAAATTATTTGTTATGATTATCCTTGTGCGTGGAGGACATTATGCACAACCTTGTCTCTTACAATCAACTTGCAGAATGGCGACACTTTGAGCAAACAGTTGACCGTTGTAATGATGAAATGGAGTTAGTCAATGATTATTTTAACTGTCTAATAGAATGTGATGATGACCAACAAACTTGTAAACGGGTATGTAGAAATATGCTGAGTGAGTAATAAGATGGGGAGGTCTTGACGACCTCCCTTTTTTTGTGTAAAATGAGTTGAGAGAACCCTATCTTATGGACAAAGAAAAACTTAAACTCATCGTCCGTAATCTTGAATTACTTGTAGATTCTCTCAAAGCTGAAGTATACTCTGATACTCAGAGTTATCTCAACTATGAGGAAGTAAAAGTAGGTCTACAAGACTACGATGAAATTTTTGACGATGATGATGGATATGCAGATTAATGACTAGTAGATCTAAAAAACTTGTAAAGTTGCTTGAGCGTCTCATCAAGCAAGACCATCTCTATACCGATGAAAAGATTCGTGAGATGAAAGTGCAACTTCGTGAGTTGAAAGAACAACTCGCAGACTTAGAAAAGAAAACATCAAAAGGATTTGGTAAATGACTGTAAAACTGGTTAGTGTAACTCCAGACGCCGAAAAGACAATGGCGTATGTAGCAAGAGTCAGTAATCCTGCAAATCAAGACAACGAAAACTATTCCAAGTTGCTTGCTTATTGCATCAAGCACAACCATTGGTCTGTGTTTGAGCAGAGTTTTATGACTCTTGAGATTGAAACCAATCGTGGTATCGCAGCTCAAATTTTGCGTCACCGTAGTTTCACATATCAAGAGTTCTCACAACGCTATGCTGATACTTCACTGATTTCAGAGTATATTCCCGTTCCCGATCTTCGTCGTCAGGATACCAAGAATCGTCAAAACTCTATTGATGATATTGGCGAATATGAAAAACTGACGCTACAAAGTAAGATTCAAGACCATTTTGCGGAGGGTATGCGCCTCTACAAGGAACTTCTTGCTCACGGAGTAGCAAAAGAGTCTGCTCGCTTTGTGCTTCCTCTGGCGACTCCTACTCGTCTTTATATGGCGGGTAGTTGCAGGTCTTGGATCACATATATTGCACTCCGAGAAAAAAATGGAACGCAAAAAGAGCATATGGATATTGCTAAAGAATGTAAAAAAATCTTTGCCGAGCAATTTCCTATCTGTACAGAAGCACTTGGGGGAGTAGAAAATCAATGGGTTCTGTAATGTATCCATATTATAAATATAAGTAGTTGGATACATTACTACTATGGGAAGAAAATCATCTATTAGTGTTGGAGATGTCATAGGCAACTTTACCGTATTGGATGTAATACCAGCAAAAGGTCCAGGTCATCATGTTAAAGGGAAAGTAAAATGTTCTATATGTGGTGGGACTAAAGAAATGTATAGTTTTAACATAAGAAGAAGATATTCTTGTGGATGTTCTCAAAGAGATGTATCTACTTGGAAATCAAAAGGGGCAAAAAATATGCCTTGGAAATTATCTTATGGTGAAGCCGCAAAAAACGACCTATACTCCACATATAGAACTTCTGCTAATAGAAGAGGATTAAACTTTGACATTGATGTAAATTTTTTTACAGAAAATGTAGTAAAATCTTGTTCTTATTGTGGTGATTCATTATCTTCCGTAAAAAAATCGCAATCAAAAACTGGCGGTGATTTTTTATATACTGGAATTGATAGGATTGATAGTACTAAAGGTTATACAGAAGATAATTGTACCCCTTGCTGTAAAATTTGTAATGTGATGAAGTGGGATTTATCTTTGGAAGATTTTACCAATCATATTATGAAAATATCTTCTCATTTAAACAATAAATAAGTTCATATCATTAGGAGGTGAAAATTTTGGCAACATATCCTGTAGTCCACAAAGAAACTGGTGAACAAAAAGAAGTGACGATGAGCGTCAACGAATGGGACCAGTGGAAAGTGGAAAATCCAGAATGGATTCGAGACTGGTCTGATCCTTCTACCTGCCCACAACCTGGTGAAGTGGGTGAGTGGAAGGACAAACTCAGGAAGAAGAATCCTGGATGGAACGATGTGCTGCACCGTGCAGCGAAAATGCCTGGTTCTAAAGTAAACAAAATCTAATGGCAAGAAGAAAAAGATCGTCTGCAGAGCAACCTATCGGGGTTGGTCTCACTGCAAAGCAGATGAAGAGGAAGAAACCTCTAAGTTCCGATTACCTTATTGATATTGATCCCCTTACGGATAATCAAAAAAGATTATTTAATTCCTATCAAGAAGGTAAACATTTAGTAGCATATGGTTGTGCTGGTACTGGTAAAACCTTTATCACACTTTATAATGCTCTTCAAGATGTATTGAATGAACATACACCTTATGAACGCATTTACCTTGTTCGTTCTCTAGTTGCTACCAGAGAGATTGGGTTCCTTCCTGGTTCTCATGAAGATAAGGCGGATATTTACCAAATTCCTTATAAGAATATGGTGAAATATATGTTCCAGATGCCTAGTGATGCTGATTTCGAGATGCTCTATGGTAATCTCAAGTCACAAGAAACAATCAAGTTTTGGAGTACTTCGTTCCTTCGTGGAACTACACTTGATAACTCTATTATTATTGTTGATGAATATCAGAACCTAAACTTCCATGAATTAGACTCTATTATCACTCGTGTTGGTGAAAATACTAGAATTTGTTTCTGTGGTGATGCGGTTCAGTCTGATTTGCAGAAGTCAAATGAGCGTAATGGTATTCATGATTTTATGAGTGTATTGCGTAAAATGCCTTCTTTTGATATAATTGAATTTGGGGTTGATGATATTGTCCGCTCTGGACTTGTTAAAGAATACATTCTCGCAAAAATGGAAGCAGGTTTTTAATGTTCAGTCATGTTGATATTGATCTCCCTCAACTTGAGAGGGAGACTATTGATGGTGTAAGGTATTACAGAGTTCCTACAGAAGAAGAACTTCTTAGACTGGTCTCCATCACTTCGGTGACCAGTCATTTTAATAGGGAGATTTTCGTCAACTGGAGAAAGAAAGTCGGTGATGAAGAAGCAGATCGTATCACGAAGGCAGCAACAAGTCGTGGTACAGACATGCATACTCTGGTAGAACATCATCTGAAGAATGAAGAACTACCAAAAGTACAACCAATTTCTGATTTCCTCTTTAAAATTTCAAAATCAGACTTAAATCGTATAAATAATATTTACGCCCTTGAAGGGTCCCTATATAGTAAGCAACTAGGTATTGCTGGGACAGTTGACTGCATCGCTGAATATGACGGTGAGTTAGCTATAATCGACTTTAAGACTTCTAAAAAACCAAAACCACGAGAGTGGATCGAACACTATTTTGTTCAATGTATGGCTTACGGATGTATGCTGTACGAACTGACTGGTATTTCAGTTAAAAAACTTGTAATCATCATGGCTTGTGAAAATGGAGAATGCGTCGTCTATGAAGAACGAGACAAATCAAAGTACATCAAACTTCTCAGCGAATACATTAGAAAGTTTGTTAGAGATAAACTGGAACTCTATGGAAAATAACAAAGAACTAGAACAAGCAATAGAAAGTAAGTTTCTGACTCCTTCTAAATTCGCTCTTGAAATTGAGAAGATTGTGATTGAAGAAAACTTCAACTACATTGATGCTATCTGTCACTATTGTGAAATTAACAGTCTTGAGGTAGAATCAGTCACGAAGCTTATCTCAAAACCATTAAAAGAGAGATTGAAGTGGGATGCTATCCGTCTCAACTTTATGAAGAAGACTTCGAAGGCAAAACTTCCTCTGTAAACTAAATACATAAAAGACAACTTCAAATGAAAACGTTTAATCAGTTTATATCTGTAATAAACGAAATGAAAGCTGGATATATCACTGGTGACGAAACTCACGGAGGATATGATCCAAGTCATGGTGGTAAAAATTATCATGATCATTTGGAGTTTGATGATAAAAAGACTAGAGATGCTGCTATAGCATGGATGAAAAAACAGGGTTGGGAGATTGGTTCCACCTCTGGAGGAAAGCACTCTAAAGGATCAAGGCACTATTCTGATAGAGCATTTGATATCCCAATGTATAGACCTTCTGGTGGGGTACAAAAAGGTTTCTCTGATGATAAGATTGGAGAAAGAGCAATGAGTTCCTCAATTCGCAATGATTTAGCAAGAGCTGGATTTAGCATTTCTTCTGTATATGGCGGTGGTTATACCCCACCAAAAGTTCTTTCAAAACTAAAGGGAGTTGAGGGAACTGGTGTTGGTAAAGACTTTGTTGCTAGACAATGGAGTGATACTGAAAAATCAAGATATACTGCTTGGGGAGGAAAGTAATTTTTGAAGTTTATTATGTCACCATTTGAAACTTATCAAACTTATCTTTCGATGAAAAGTCATTTTACGAACAGTAAATATGACTTTTTTAAGTATGGAGGAAAGTCACGGGCAACTGTGACTTCTTTCAATAAACGTAAAGACAAATACTGGTTTGAGAAGACCAGCCGTAAATATTCTGATGAGGAAGTCAAAGACTTTCTACTTGCAAATTTTGTATCCGCAGACAACCCACAAAACTTATGGATTGGAGAAATTATCAATTCTGGCGAAAGAACATACGCAGAGTGGATGAGGCGTCAACAGAGTTTGACCTACTTATTCAAAGAGCAAAGCAACGAATTGTTATCGGAGAACGAGTTAGAGAGTTTGTTCAACTGTACCAAAGGTCACCCTCCGATACTCAAAAAGTTTCTAAGCGGGCAACTATCGCTAGAAACTTTCACAATCTACGAAAAAATATTCCATTTCTCAAACGATTTTGATAAGAAACTTCTGGACCCTGTGTGGGAAACCGTAAGTTTGAAATTGAAAAAATATTCCCCATTCCTAAATATTGATGTGTTCAACTACCGAAAGATTTTGCGGTCCATTATCAATGAGTGAATTTTTTAAATCCGATATTATTCAAGAAGAACTTGAAGAAATTAATAATCTTCAAGAACAAATCTATGGAAGTATCCTTACCTTTGGTGTAATGGATAATGAAACCAAGAAAGAACACGTTGAAAAGTTACAGACCTTGCTAGAAAAGCAAAGGATCATGTATACTAGATTGTCTCTTTCAGATGACCCACAGGCGGTTGAGATGAAAGAGAATCTTCGCAAATCGGTAGCACTGATGGGATTCCCACCAGAGACCGATATGCAAGTTTTATTCGACAGTATGAATCAGACAATCGAATCCCTCAAGCAATATCTTGACGACTGAGGGCATCCCTGTTATACTATCCGAGTAATCCCCCGAATCCAATTAATCCGAGGTAATCCAAATGTCTTTCGCAGACCTTAAGAAGCAATCTAAGCTTGGCTCCCTGACCGCAAAACTGGTCAAGGAAGTCGAAAAAATGAATAACAATGGCGGTTCCAGTGGCGATGAGCGCCTGTGGAAACTAGAATGTGATAAGAGCGGCAATGGTTATGCCGTCATCCGTTTCCTGCCTGCTCCGAACGGTGAGGACCTTCCGTTCGTGAAACTCTACAGTCACGCATTCCAAGGTCCTGGTGGTTGGTATATTGAGAACTCTCTGACCACTCTGGGTCAGAAGGATCCTGTGTCTGAGCACAACACGATGCTGTGGAACAACGGCACTGATGTGGGTAAAGAACAGGCACGTAAACAGAAGCGTAAACTGACTTACATTGCTAACATCTATGTGGTCAAGGATCCCGCTAACCCCTCTAACGAAGGTAAAGTCTTCCTGTATAAGTTCGGTAAGAAGATCTTCGACAAACTCACTGCTGCGATGCAACCTGAGTTTGAGGATGAGGAAGCAATTGATCCGTTCGATTTCTGGCAGGGTGCTAACTTCAAACTGAAGGCAAAGAACGTTGCTGGTTATCGTAACTACGACTCCAGTGAGTTTGCTCGTCCCGATGCTCTTCTGGAAGATGACGATGCGATGGAAGCAATCTGGAAGAAGCAGTATTCTCTCGCTGAACTTGTTGCTGCTGATCAGTTCAAGTCTTATGATGATCTGAAGAAGCGCCTTGACTATGTTCTTGGTAACAAGGGCACTCCTCGCTATCAAGATCCTGATGAGGGTGAAGAAGAAGAATACACTCGTGGTTCTTCCCGTGAACTCACGGAAGATCTTCGTGGAGAACTGAATTCTCTTCAACCTACTCGCACTGTATCTTCTGCTGACGAAGATGAGGATGATGATACTCTTTCTTACTTTGCACGACTTGCTGAAGAGTGAAGTATAATCAAATCTGCCTAATACTTTTAGTTGTAGCAGCATACATTAATTTACTGTTCAAGTGAAAACAGATTATTACATTGACCGTGTAAGTAAATCCGAAGCCGCAGAGTTACTTCTGCGGTTTCATTATCTTAAGGACTTTTCTAAAGGATTTAAGAGCGGATATAACTACGGTTTATATGAGAGCAATGATTTTAGCCCACTGAATATTGGTGGTATTAAAGGAGTCTGTATCTTTACAGGTCTCCCTGTCCCAGAAGTAGCACAAGGAGCATTTGGACTAGCACGAAATGAGCAAGAAGGACTCTTTGAACTTTCACGCCTTTGCGTACACCCTGAAACCCAACGAGCAGAATATAATATCACTTCTTGGTTTGTTTCAAGAGCGATTAGACAGTTACGGAAGGATACTGAAGTTAAAGCAGTCATCTCTTACGCTGATAGTGATTTTCATTCTGGTACAATCTATCGCGCTTGTAACTTTAAGTATTGCGGACTCACAGACCCAAAGAAAGATTTCTACTATGCAGACGGAACTAAACACTCTAGAGGCAAAATTAAAGGTGCTGCAGGAGAATGGAAAGAACGCTCCCGCAAACACCGATATGTGATGATATTTGATAAGAATTTAGAGTTACTGTGGTGAAGTGTTTCTAGTATTTTCAGTAGCAGCAAGTTGCTTATTGATATATTGAGAAGACTTTTCATACTTCATAATTCTTCTCATATCACTAAGATAGAGTTGTAGGTAGTCTGGTTTTAATAGATAGACCTGTCTCTTTTGCTCATTTAGTCTTACTTCATACTCATAGTTAGTAACACCACCAACAGGATTTAAATTTGCTGTTGGTATATTTGGATTTGGAATTGAGAAATTTGAATCTACAACTTTACCTTTAGGAAGAATAAGCCTTCCAGAAGAATCTTTCACTTCAGTTGTTTCATAGAATCTAATTGTATTCAGATTACTACCATACTTATTTTCTGCATACTTATAAAGTTCGTAATCTGAAAGTGGCCACTGGTCTCTAACATTTACAATACCAGCGGTTAAAAGAACAACCCAATCATAAGATACGTCACCATAAAGTCTATTGGCGACAGTTTCTGGTCTTTCTCCTTGTTGGATTTGGTATTTGTTGAATAGAGTAAAAACATTCTGTAAGTCATCACGAAGTTTGACTCTTCTAAAAAGATTCTTTACTCTTACATATTCGGTAGATGAAGTTCTATCTTTAAATGGGGACTGATAGAATAAGTCTGGTAGTTCTCTAAAGTAACTCATTTTAGTAACCTACAGCATGACCTTGGTTCACTGGATCTTCACCTGGAGCATATGGACCACTATATTGCTCCTCGTTATAATCTTCAAAGTATATTGGATTAAGTTCTTTAAATGATAAAGACATTGTTATATGAGTTGGTGTTCCATCCCAGAAGGTTGAATAAGTTCCAGAACCTGTGTAGTTCACTTGTAGATCTACCAGAGCCATTGGTTTAAACTTATTCAATATTGGGTGGTTTTTACCACCTTTCATATAAGTCAGTTGGAAAAGATCTGGAGCGGAAATGAAGACACCTTGAATCTTAGAGTTTCCACTTGCGTTTTTCTTAGCACTCATTCTTGCTTTCAGGGTACGAATAATAAGAATGACTTGTTCCGCTTCTTTCTTATTTCTTGGAAAGAATTCAAAGCTAAACTGGAAATTTCTAAGACCAACACCATCAAATAATAGTTCCAGGTTTGGATTAAATACTTGACCAGTTGCTCTTGAAATTAATTCATTAGCACTTACGTTACCACCTAAGACACCAATTGCGGTAGAGGAAACAACATTCTGTATGGCTTTCAATGCTTGTGAATCAGCTCCAATTCCACTTACTCCATCCGTCAACGCCTTTAGGGCAGCATTTAATGCTGCTGTTGGATTATCTTGAAATTGATTACCAAAACCAATACCAAAGGCTTCTGCTGGATTTAATTTTCCCTCTCCCCAACTAATTTGTGTGGTATCACCTATTTGTTCTGGTATTGGTAGATAAATTGTATGAAGTATTCCTTTCGTTCTTTTAGTTTCTTCTACTTTTGAAGATATCGTAGGTAATTGAAAGTTTGCCTTCTCTTTTATTTTTACAGTTGGATTTTCTACATTCTGATCTGTTGGAACATCAAAAAGAGAATCTAAGTTAATTGCTGGAGACTCATATTTGATTATCTCAATTCTCAAATAATCAGAGTCGTTATCGATTCTAGCATATGGATACCTTAAAACCTTGTCCTTTTGAGCAGTTGCTTTCTCTCCAGGTTTAGGTGAATTTGGTTGATTTCCTTGATATGGAATTACATCTAAGGGTATCGCCATTTATGTTTTTTAAGTATTTAGTCGAAAATTAGCAAAAGGTATCATCTGCAAATCTTTCACTTCCGATGGATAGACTTCATACAACCCACCAGCAACTTCATTCCAAGTATATTGTCTGGTCTCACCCCAATGGAAGTTCAGACCACGAAAACCCCACTGGAATACATCAGTAACAGCAACAAAAGGGTTTTGATCATAGTTCAGTGATGCTGTCTTGGCGCTGTAAACAAAGATATAAATCTTACCTGCTTCAGGTATCTTAGGTCCTTCATTTAGAACTGCTAAGAGTTCTACCATAATATCATCAGGGTCTTTGATACCAATAATACTATCACTTATCCCACGGACTCGGTTTACATTTGTATCCGTATCTGTGGGTCTTTTTGTTGTTTGTTGCTTGACTGTCTTTCTAGGCATTACTTGATACCTAATTCTTTCTCAGTAAAGACTCTGAACTCATAACCCCTATCAAGACACCATTCTTTTGCTGCTTCCCACTTTGCCTGGTTTTTAGCATACTCGTATGCCTCACGCAAGTAACCTTGAGTTTGTCTCTTTGGTTTTGGTGGAGGTGCAGTTTGACGTAGAGGTTTAATCTCAATAATATACTTTTTAATGTTTCCAGTTGATTCTTTTACTTTAATGTAAAAGTCTGGAAAATATCTATGTGGTTTATTGTCTACTGGAGACTTATACCACACATACATTTCTTCACTACCCCATTCTAATATATTTGGGTTATTATCACAGTAACGACAAAACTTTCTTTCCCATAATGATCTATAGATTATATTTGATGGGTCACCTTTGTATTTTTTTGGGTTAGAAGGTTGATACTTTCCCTTATATGCCATCTAAATAACTAATAATGTAAGACTCGTATAAGGTATTTAGAGTGGCAGCACCTAGACCAAGAAGGATATCGGATTTTAAACCAGCACTAACAAATCTAGCGCAAACTTCACATTATCAGGTTGTTTTTGGTGGTCTACCATTACCTTTAAGACAACATTTGAATGTCCGTGGAGTTGGTTATAGGTTTATTACTGAGACATCAGGACTTCTGTGCTATTCTGCTTCGTTACCTGGAAGTGCTCTTGCTACTGCGAATATTAAGGGAAACTTTATGGGAGTCGTTGAAAATATGGCTCACACAAGATTGTTTACTGAGATAGGTCTTGAGTTTTATGTTGATAATGAGTATAAAACTCTGAAGTTCTTAGAACATTGGATGGACTTCATTTCTAATGGATCCGCACATAGAAAAGCATCTGATGATTATTATTTTAGGATGGAATATCCAGAAGATTATAAATCAAACCAAACAAAAATTATTAAGTTTGATAGAGATTATAAAGAAGATATAGAATATACTTTCTGGGGTCTTTTTCCAAGAGATCTTTCATCAACAGTAGTGAAATATGATGCATCGGAGATATTAAAAGCATCAGTACGCTTTAGTTACGACAGATATATTTGTGGTAGAAGTGATAGTTACTCTATTCACAGAGGAACTGATGATAATAAGAAAAATGATAATTCAAATCAATCAACTGGTAATGAAGGACAGAGATATGTTCCAGTTTCTGCTGGTGCTGCTCAGGCTGGTGGAGTTAGATTTATTCCTGAAGGTATGACTTATGCTGAAGCACTTAACAAGGGACAAGTCTACAATAGCCCCTATGGACCTAGATAAATATTTTTAACTGAACTTTTTGGGTTGTTATGCCTTTACCAAAAATATCTACACCAACCTATGAGTTGGAACTTCCTTCTAATGGAAAGAAAATTAGATATCGCCCTTTTCTTGTAAGAGAAGAAAAGATTCTTATCATCGCAATGGAAAGCGAAGATGATAAGCAAATCACAAATGCTGTTAAGGAAGTTATTTCTAACTGTATCCTAAGCAGAGGAATTAAAATCGAACAACTGTCTACATTTGATATTGAATATATCTTTTTGAACATCAGAGGTAAATCTGTTGGCGAAGAAGTGGAAGTTATTGTAACATGTCCAGATGATGGAACTACCCAAGTTCCCGTAACAATCAACTTAGATGATATCAAAGTTGAGACTGGAAAGAACCATAATAGAGATATCAAACTTGATAATGATCTTATTCTGAGGATGAAGTATCCATCTATGGAAGAATTTGTGAAAAATAATTTCAGCACCGAAGAGCTAAACTTAGATAATACTTTTGATCTAATCTCTTCCTGCATTGAGCAAGTCTATTCTGAGGAAGAGTCTTGGTCAGCATCGGACTGTTCTAAGAAAGAACTTAGAGAATTTCTTGAGCAGTTGAGTTCAAAACAATTCAAAGAGATTGAAACATTCTTTGAGACAATGCCAAAATTGTCTCATACTGTTACGGTGATGAATCCAAATACAAAGGTTGAAAATGAAATTGTTCTGGAGGGATTAAATGCTTTTTTCGGGTAAGTATGGCTCATGAAGATCTTGAGTCATACTACAAGATAAATTTTGCCTTGATGCAGCATCATAAATACTCATTGACTGAACTAGAGAATATGATACCTTGGGAAAGAGAAGTTTATCTCACTTTCCTAAAACAATATATTGAGGAAGAAAATTTAAAACAACAGCAATCTGAACTAAATGGCTGAGTTTTCATCGCCAATCACAACTGGTTTAAGAGTAAGAAGAACTAGAGTATCCTCTTTTTCGTTTCTGAATCGTCCCCAAGACCAACAGCCAAGGGAAGATTATGGAACTACGCTTGCGCTGCAGCAGAATAGACTTGCTTTTGATAATATTAATTCTTCCCTTATAAATCTTAGTAATCAAGTTAGTGCTCTAAGTGCTTCTCTGAATGGTATTGCTGAAAGAGTAAGAGAAGATTCTGCATTAGATCAGGCAAGAGAATCTCAGAAGATAAGACAGGAAGAAATCTTAGCAGAGCAGAAAATCAGAGAAGGTAAAGAAAGCGTCGTTGAACGCAAAATGCAGTCTGCTCTTTTGACTCCGATTAAAAAAGTTGGCGATAAAGCAAGATTTACTCTAGGTAGATTATCAAGCTTCTTTATGATTCTCCTAGGTGGTTTCCTAGGAAATATGGCGCTATCAACTATTAGTGCCTTGATATCTGGTGATAAAGAAAGACTAGAAGAACTTAAGCAAAAGTTCTTGAAGAATATTGGTGTTGTAACTGGTATTTTCTTATTGTTTAGTGGTGGATTTAGAACTATACTTGGTTATCTTACCAGACTTACTTCTAAGTTGGGTAGTTCTATTTTTAGAAACTTATTAATTAGACCTGTTGCTGCACTACTCAATTTAGTTAAAACTGCTGCTGCAGGTATAGCGGCAGGAATAGGTTTAAAACCAAAAACAAAACCAACTCCAACAAAACCAAAACCATCAGCACCACCAGCAAAAACTTCACCTGGAGGTAAAGCAGGATCTAGTGGAGCTCCACCTGCTTCATCTGGTTCTAAAGGAAGTCCTTTTGGTTCATCAGTACTTAAAGGTGGTTTATTCGCTGCAGGTGCGTCTGCAATATACGATACGCTTTTTGGATCATCTGTTGGTGAAATGATCGCTGGTTCTGGTACAGGTTTTGCTGCTGGCGGTGCTCTATCAGCATTAAACTATGTTCTAGGTCCAAAATTCACAATACCGTTAACAATAGCTGGAACATTTGCTATTCCAGCATTGATTGGTCTTGGTAAGGAATTTTATAAGGGAAGCGATATTGGTAAAGATAATCCATTCTTGAATACAGAGATTAATTTACTAGATGCGTTTACTGGACAAGGACCATTATTTAAAACACCATCTCCAGAAATAAATGCACCACCAAAAAAATCTAATGATAATCTCCAGTCATTAAAAAGTTCAGACTCTGGAGGTAATGTAACAGTAATTAATAATGAATCTACTGCTAGTGCAAGAAATGTACCAACACAAGATCTAGGTTCTGCTAACTATCTGCCTAGCATTGCTACTTCAGATCCAGATAATTTTCACAAGTATACTTCGTATCGTTACTTTAATACTGGATGGGCATAAGTTAAATGGCGTATCGTTCTTCCATAAATGTAACTAGCATTAATAAGTCTTTATCTGGACTTAACAAAAGTCTTCTTAGGACAAGAGAATCTGCTGCAACTGTTAGAACAACAATTATACAGTCTACAACAAATAAGAGAAAATCTTTTTCAGCGAGTATAAAAGCATTTAATCAGAGAAGAGAAGCGACAAGAAGAAAAGAAAGAGAGGATATTGTAGAGGCATCATCAATTCAGGGTGCAATATCAAGATCTACTAGTGCTGTAGCAAATAGCACAAGAGGTTTCTTGGGTAGAATACTTGATTTTCTTGGAACATTACTAGTTGGATGGGCTTTGACCAATCTCCCAAATATCATTAAAATGGCTCAAGCTCTCATTGAGAGGATGAAGACATATTTCCAATATCTCAATAATTTTAGAGAGGGTCTTCAAAACTTTTTGATAGGATTTGGTGATATGGTTGGTGAAATTTCTTCTGGTCTTGTTAGATTTGATTTTAATGCTGTAAGAGTAGCAGTAGACAAAGGAATGAATCAAATGAAGGATTCCTTCGTCCAAATGGATAATTCAATAAATTCTGTAATACTTTTACTTAAGCAGGATGTTAAGAAATTACTTGGAATTGAGGATTATGAATTTGATAGAGGTAGTGATGATGGTGGAGGTGGTGGAGTAGATCCTGGAGGAGGTTCAGCACAACTTCCAGATCCAAAGTCTGCTGAAATGTATCGTATCGCTGCGGCACTCACCACAGAAGGTAGTAGTGACCAGGGATACGCCGACATGCTGCAGGTGGTTGCTAATAGAGTTGCACACCCTGGATATGGTACTAACTATACTGATGTTCTTGGTGCTCCCGGACAGTTTCAAGGTGTGTACACTAGAGGTAGTGGAGCATTTAAATCAATACGTACTTTAGGGCAAGCATCTGCATGGTCTGGTCAAAGTCAGGCAACTCTATTAAAAGTTATTAGTCTTCTATCCGATCCAAAAAGACAAGCAAGTGCAGCAAAATTTGTTGGCGGTGCTCTAGAGTTTAGAGGTAGTCCAGCAACAGTTAGGGCAGTTAATAGTGATAGCGATCCACGAAATAATATTCGGGCAGATGCTAATGGAATAATTCCTGGTTCCGTCTGGCGTGGTACAAACCAAGATAACCAGTTCCTTGTGGATCCATCCAAAGATCCGATGCTTAGTGGTCCAGCATCACTTAACCTACCAAAACCACAACCACAAGCACCACCACCAAAAAGCCCCCCAAAACGAAATACTGCTATGCCTGATGCGAGTAAAGAGGGTGCTCCCGGAATTCCTGGAGATCCTAAGTCTCCAAAAATTGGTGAATGGGTAGGTTCATCTAAAAAAGACTATTCATCTCAACTTGCTATGGCTTTGCAAAATGCAAAACCACAACCAAGAACAAATACTTTAATTTTAAATAATACTGTAAAGCAAACAGAATATGTTGGTGGAGAAACAAATAGTGGTTCTGTTATTATAGTTGCTGGGGTAAATAGTAATAATATAAAAAATAAGTTCCTTTCTAGTGTAGTATAAATGGCAGCAAGAGACGCATCAATATTCGAACAAATTACCATAGAGTCTGGTGATGGTACAAGAACCATTGATATGAGACTCGGTGTAGTTGCTATCAAATATTATGAAGATGTTTTTTCACCAACTATCACAGCAGAGATTACCGTATCTAATACGGGAGGAACAATTCCTGGAAAAGATGGTTCATTGCAGTCAATCTACAGTGGTCTTCCGTTAAGAGGTGGCGAAAGAGTATTCATAAAAATTGCTGGTAACAGTGATAAAAATAAATCTGGTATTGATCTTGTTGATGAACCATTGTACGTCTCTAAAATTACAAATGTTATCAGAGAAGGTCAAAGAGAAACATTTACATTAAAGTTAGTATCAAGAGAAGCAATTACTAATGAAACTTCAAGACTATACAAAAAATTTCCAAGAGCTCAAATAACTGATCATATAGAAAACATTATAAAGGAAGGTTTACAATCTCAAAAAACATTGAAATCTGATGTCGTTAGTAATCAATATAGTTTTATTGGAAACTTGAGAAGACCTTTCGATGTTCTGACTTGGTTAGCATCAAAGTCTATTCCAGATACCAATGTTCCTGGATACTTTTTCTATGAAACTATAGATGGATACAACTTCAGATCTATCGACAAACTTATTATTGATGGAAAAGCAAGTCCAAAAGCAGAATATTATCATCAAGAGGACCAAGATATTGAGAAGTCAACTGATCAAAGGATATTGAGTTATTCTGTTAATAGAAATAATGACTTATTAGAAAAACTTAGACTAGGAACGTATGCATCATTCTTTACTGAATATGATCCATATCAAAGTAAGTTTAGTCTTCAGCAAGAAGGAAAGAGAACAATAACTGATTTTGCTAAGAACGCAACATTCCTTGGTGACGATCCAGATATTCCTAAAATTTTTGGTTCTGGTAACTTCTCTTTTGACACTGTTCCAAGTAGAATTATCTCATCAGTTCTCGATGTTGGTGTGTTGGAGAAAGATGTGAGCAAACAACCTGGTAATGATGCTAAGTTATATCAAAGAGACGCTTTCTTTAGATACAATTATTTGTTCATGCAAACACTCAATATGACTGTTCCATTAAATAATAATTTAAGATCTGGTGATGTTATACGATGCAATTTCCTTAAAATTTCAGCAAACAGTAATGATTTTGACCCTGAGAATAGTGGTCTATATATGATAAAAGAACTCTGTCATTATTTTGATGGTACACAATCTCTAACATCAATGAAGCTACTTAGAGATACATTCAGGGATATTTAAAAGTAACAAATGGAAGATCTTTCACTTAAAACTAATTTTGTAGGCAGAGATGGATTTGTTTGGTGGATAGGGCAGATTCCACCTATTGAATCATGGGACCAACAAGCAACTGGTCCAGGTTGGGGCATTAGATATAAAGTCCGCATTATGGGATATCATCCTTATAGTGAAGCGGAACTAAGTAATGAGGACTTACCATGGGCACATGTGATGCTACCACCAGGTCATGGAACTGGTTCGGCAAATACATTCAAGAGTATTCGTTTTAACCCTGGTGATACTGTAATTGGTTTCTTTCTAGATGGAGCAGATGGTCAGCATCCAGTTATTATGGGTGCATTCGCCAATTCAATCGACGCTGTAAAGGATGGTGAGAAACTACCATTCGCACCATTCTCCGGATACAATAAGTATATCAAAGAACCAGCGAAAGGCTCACTATCAAAGAGTGAGTCTGGAGATCAGAATGCTGCAACTGCAAAACAACCAATAGGTGTTAGTCCTTCTGATGCTAAAAAGGTAGATCCAAGCAATCCAGCAGCAAAGAGAACTTCTGATGGAAAGGTGATACGATTACCTTGTGGTACAGAAGGTGAAGATACTAAAGGTAATAAAGGAACAATTACCAAGATCAAAAATGCTATTGAAGGATTTGTTAAGTTTCTCCAAGACTTAAAGGCACAGTTTGATGAGGGACTTGAGTATTATAGAGACTGGGTAGATAGAGAGATTGATATTAGGGCAGAACAAATAACTACCGCTGCAACCAAAATGATCAGTGGTATGATTAATAAGTTATTTAAGAAACTTGAACCAATTCTAAGCAAGGGTCTTGATCTTCTCTATGCTTCTGTATATGCTACAGTCTTCGCTGCAACTTTAAATCCAGTAGCAGCACACCTTGCTGGAGTAGCGGCACAAACTGCTATGCTTCAACCAGTAAAAATACTTCAAGATCTTATCCCTTGTATTGTTAATCAAATCTTAGACAAAGTATTTAATCTTGTAAAAGATCTTTTAAAGTCTATTGCTAATAATGTCCTAAACTTTGTCGATTGTGTTGCTGATCAAACTGTCGGTGCAATGATCAATGGTATTATTGGTCTTATTGATAATGCATTGCTACCAGCAATTAATGGAATATCTAAGATTCTTCAATTCTTCGAAGACTTTAGTGTTGAGGGTCTACTACGGAATGGTATTGATGCACTTCTTGGACTTGTTGGTCTTAAGTCTTGTAATAAAAAGAATCAGAAAGACAAGTATGGCGCTTGCAAATATAAACTAGGATATGGACCAGTATTTCAAGATGAGCCAGATCTCAAAGGAATTATTGATAATGCTAATACTGCTAAGTCAATATCAACAGCAGCAAAGCTTGCTGGTTTCCCATTAGACGGAGTTCAAGATATTGCTGGAGCATATGACTTCATATCTGGAACAGTTAAAGATCCAAACTTTATTGGTGATCTTGGTTCTTGTTATACTGGACCACCAATTGTTTGTGGACCACCAAAGATCAATATTTTTGGTGGGGGTGGTACAGGAGCAAGTGCTGTTCCTATTCTTGGTGGTATTATCGGTGAAGATAAGTATAAAACAGGAAGTATTATAAGTGTTAAGGTAACCAATCCAGGAAGTGGATATACCTTCCCACCATTTGTAGAAGTTGTAGATAGTTGTAACCAAGGATATGGTGCTATTGCTAGAGCTATTGTTAAGAATGGTCAGGTAGATACCATTTATGTTGTGTCTGAGGGTGAGAACTATCCAGCAGATAAAGAGATTCCATATGTTGTTGATAGCGTAACAGTTATTGATCCAGGGCAAGACTTTGAAGATGGAGATACTGTAGTTGATGACCAAGGAAATGAGTATGATGTTCTTATCCAGTCTGGTGCTATCATCAAGGTGACCCCAATAAATAGTAGAGATGTAACTAATATTCCTGTACTTGAGGTCATTTCAAAGAATGGTTCTGGAGCAATCCTTGCTGCTAACCTAGGAGAAAGACCACCATTTGATGGAGAAGTTAAGCAAGTAATTGATTGTATTACCTAAATGGCAAAGCGCCCAGAAGATAAACAAAACTGGTATTTGAGAGAGTGTATCTCTTATAACCCAAAAGTAAGGGAAGAAATATGTAATCCTTCCTTTGGATATTTGGGAGCTTCCAATTATTTTTTATATACAGTATCCGATAAGAATTTAAAAACTTCTATCGACATTACGGATGCTGGAAAATTTATTCTAAACTCCGACGAATCCATTGAAATGGTTGCTGGAGAGCGTTCTGGCGACAAAAGTGAGAACATTCTAATTCACGCTAGACGTGGTAATGTATCAATAACAGCAGATAGAACTGGAAATATTCGCATATCGGGTAATAATGTAGTAGTTGAGTCTAATGGTGATCTCGAATATGTGGCTGGTAATGATTTTATTGTTGATGCCGCTAACATGAGGTTTCAAGGGAACAGTATTGAATCTGATGCACTAACAGGAAGTATGGTTCCACCACAGAAACAGTTTTTATTTAAAGTCTTCGCCAACTCCTTTGTTGGTGGTGGAGTAATACTAAAAGCACTTGGATTATTCATAGGATAAGATGGCAGAAAACATCTGGGTACAAGGACAAGAGTCATATTTTAATGAAGACGCTAAGTTCTTCAAAGACGTATACATTTACGGAAAACTTTATTATGACTTTGAAGGTCTTGGAGATGATTTAACTCTTGATAATCTTACTGTTAATAACCAAGCAAATATAAATGACCTATATGTAGCAGGTCTCTCTACTTTCATAGGAGCATCTCAATTTAATAGCGTAGTTTCTTTTGGAAACACTGCTACTTTCCAAACCGATGTTAACATTCTAGGAACACTAGATGTAGATAATATTGATGTTGGAATTGCTACAGTCAGACAACGTTTTGAACTTACTAGTGATGGCGGAACTAATTACTTAGTTGGTTTTGCTACTGGATCCCGCGCTGGTAATATTGGTATTGGAAGCACGTTACCTGAACAACTACTTGATATTGGTAACTCTATTCGTATTGTTAGGAATATCTTTGACTCTGCTAACTTTCCTGGTGATAATGGATACTTCCTATCCCGCGATGCTAATGGTATTCGTTGGATTTCTGCACCACCAAATGCTAAGACTGATGGATTCTTCGCACGAAATGAAGGTATAAACGTCGGTGTTGGTTCATTTACAACTATTAACTTCATTGGTAATGGTAGTGGTGGAGACGTTGTTAATGCTACAGTAAATACTTCAGACTCCAATGTCCTTGATGTTAATATCATAGACCATTGGATAAGAAATGGTGCTGGTATTCACACAACAGTTAATGTTGGTGTTAATGTAATTTCCCCACAAACACAGCTTGATGTTAACGGAATTGCTTGGTTCAGGGATGAACTGAGAGTATCTGGGGTATCAACATTTACTCAGTTGGTTAGAATAGATGCTCCACTGAGAGTACATAATAATCTTATTGTAGGTACAGCAACAACAGCAATATACGCAAATAACTCTGGTATTGCTACATATGCAGATAGGGCAGGTTTCTCTACAGTAGCAGGAATCTCAACGTTTGCTATCCAGTCTGGTTTCTCTACAGTATCAGGCATTGCTACATACGCTATTCAGTCTGGCTTCTCTACAGTATCAGGCATCTCTACTTTTGCTATTCAAGCAGGATTTGCTACCGTATCTGGTATATCGACTTTTGCTATTCAAGCAGGTTTCGCAACAGTAGCAGGAATCTCAACGTTTGCTATTCAGGCAGGATTTGCTACTGTATCTGGTATATCGACTTTTGCTATTCAGTCTGGTTTCTCTACAGTATCAGGTATTGCTACCTTTGCTATCCAGTCTGGATTTGCTACAGTAGCAGGTTTCGCAACAAATGCCGCTAGAGCAGGCATTTCTACATTCATTCAAACTACTGAGACTCTCACAAACCAAGACTTCTTCATTCCATTTGTTGAAAACTCAACTAGTCAAACAAGTGAGACTGTAAGAGTTGATAGTGGTATTACATATAACCCATCAACCAATGCTTTGGGTATTGATGGATCTTTACAGGTTGGATCTGCTGCTACAGTTATTGCTACTAATGCATCTGGTGATATTGGTTTCAACAGCACAACTCCAACAAGAGCAGTTGACTTCCAAAAAGATGTTCGCTTCCAGCAGGCATTATATGATCTAAATGATAATGTTGGATTTAGAACTGAAAAGTATCAGGTTCCAAGAAATGTCCTAACAACTGTTGGAGTTGATACGACAGGAAACATTATTGGTGGAAGATTCTATGATGCCGCAAACCTAATACGACTAAACTTAGACTACATTGCTAATGAATCTATTGGTTTCTTAACAAGTACAGACTATAAGAGTCCAGCATTTGCCCTATCTTCGGCAGACTACACTTCCTGTAAGGATGATATTAAGGATATTCTGAAAGCTATTACCTATGATATCACAAGAGGTGGTAACTCCCGTTGTGTTGGTGCTGGTCAGTCTTATTATAATGGAGCAACTCTACAGCACATCACTGGAACTGATATAAACGGTTACAGTATCAAGGAAGCAACTATTGTTGCTATCACGACTGCTGCTCAAGTAGCAAGATATGTTATCAATAACTTACCAGCACCAAGATCTTATCAGGGTGTAGGCAATAGTGTTTCTCTCATTCGTGATCTAACATTACAAGACGACCCTGCTGTTGGTTTCAACACTGATCCAGGCGGTTGTTCTAATGTTGTTTCTGCTATTACTGTTTGTGCAGGTATTGTTACTAATATTATTCAACTTGGTGCATCTGCATTCACCACTATTGGTTTTACCACAACAGCACCAAATGGTAAGATTGTTTGGGCTCCTGCAGGTGCTGACTCTAGAAACATTATCTGGGTTTCTAAGTATGGTAACGATGATAATGATGGTAGAACAGAAGGTTCAGCAAAACTAACTATCGGTTCCGCCGCTGAAGCAGCACAACCTGGCGATACTATTATGGTTCGCTCTGGTGTTTATGCTGAGAACAATCCTATTGGTTTAAGAACTGATGTTTCGGTTATTGGTCAAGACTTAAGACTGGTTACTATTTACCCACAAAACAATGATGATGTCTTTTATGTTAGAAGAGGATGTTTGATTGATAGTTTGAGTTTTGCTTACAGTAAAGATCCTTATGATGATTCTGCACCATTGTCTATTACTGGTGCTGCTGTTGCTTTCCCACCACCAGCTGGTATTGGTAGTGCTAGATCTGGTTTCTTGGATCCTGGTCCTTGCAATGAAGGTCCAAGTGGAAGATGGAGATCTCCATATGTTCGTAACTGTACGAACTTTATGAGTAACAGTATTGGTATGAAGATAGACGGAGACCATGTTGCTGCTGCCTTTACCGGAACTAATAATCTTGGGCAAGACCTCAAGTGTATGGTTTGTGACTCATTTACTCAATATAACCAAAATGGTATTGGCGTTTCTATCACTAACAAAGCATATGCTCAGTTAGTTTCTATTTTTACTATCAACTCTAAGATTGGTATCTTTGCTGGTAGTGGTGGACAATGTGACCTAACAAACTCTAACTCCTCATTTGGTGATTATGGTTTGTATGCTGATGGAACCAGTGGTGATGAGTTTACTGGAATTACTACTGGGACAACAGTTGCTGCGGAACAAGATACTTATACCTTCTTCGATATGAGAGATGATCTATCGAATATAAGAAAACCATTTGATGGTCAGGGTGCTTTCTTCAAGATAAACCTTGACGATTATGTTAATACTGGAGGAAAGAGTGGTATTGTTATGGAACCACTTAGAACTATTAGAACAATTAATGTTACCAATGGAGGTTCTGGATATAGTGCATCAGCTCCTCCTAATGTAACTGTATCTGCACCATTTGGTCCTGAAGGAATTCTTGCCGAACTATCTGCTAATGTGAGTGCTGCCGGAACTATTAGTTCTATTGATATTATTGCTAGTGGTAGAAACTTCCTTCCCGCAGGTAGTGGATCTAATCAACAGGATATTGTTATCACCATTTCTGGTTCTGGTGGAGCAACTGCCGAAGCGATTACGGATCCAATACTTTACACTATAAACACTGCAACAGAACCAACAAATACTGGTGTTACAACTGTTACTTTCAATGAATTTGTTCCTTATTCTGTTGGTGTTGGTGTGAGTGTTTCACTGAGAAGACTAAGTAGAATCATCACCAGTTCTCACTCCTTTGAATATATCGGTGCTGGTACAGACATAAATAGAGCAAACCCCTTCCAGGGTGGTGTGCCTATTCCTGAAAATGAAATAGTTGCTATTAATGGCGGTCAAATTCCATTCACCAGCACAGATCAAAAAGGAAACTTTAGAATTGGACAAGGACTAACTATTGACCAAACTACCTCTACTATTTCTGGAAGAGACTTTAACAGAGCGATACAAGCAAACTTAACACCACTGATACTTGCTTTGGGAGGATAATAAGATAAGATGGCAATCGCACCAGTCAATAAGTTTCTTACAGTCGCTGTTCCTGTGGCTCCAGGAGAACAGAAAATATACGAGGTCCCTACAGGCACTTCTGCTATTTTACTCTATGCACAAGTATCTAATGTGGGAGTTGGAACCTATCCGACTACAACTCTGATACACAGAAGAGAAAGTAGAAGTACAGGTAATACAAGAGATATTAGAATTATAAAAAATATTGAAGTTCCACCAAACGATGCTGCTATTCTTATTGATGGTCGTTTGGTTTTAGAAAAAACTGCTACAGTTCTAGATAGACTTTATATCACTGGAACACAGACTGGTATTGTAACGATTACAAATGTAACTTATGATGAACCAACTGGTGTTTCAACTATTACAACTTTAACAGCACATAACTTTACTGTTGGTTCTGATATCACTATGTCTGGTATTGCTATGACCTGCCCATCAGGTTCTGGTATTACCACAACTATTTTCCCAAGTCCACAAAAGTCTTATGTTGTAGACAACATAACTAGTGATGTTGGAGGTTCGAAAACATTCACAACAACTGTAGGAAGCGCCAATGGAATTATCCATACATATGTAAGCGGCGGTCTTGTTGGTCCACTACAAATGGAATTTATTGGTAGTTTCCTAGAAAATAGCACCACTTAATAAGAAATGGCAGATAATACAAGAAAGCCGACACAGCGATATATAAGTGGTAGAGTAAAGATAGCAGGAACTGAAGCGTTATCTTCAGACCGTCATTTATATGTTCATCCAGGTGAGGTCGAACCCAACTTAGGTTATGTTGGAGAAAAATTAATACCACTTGCTGATAAGTATTATCAGTTGATTACCGTTAATAACGGTACAACTTATGATAGATACTGGCAGGAACAGCCTGGTTTACAACCTGGTGGAATAAGTATCTTTGACGAAGGATTTCTTGTTGGAACTGCCAATAGTATATCAAAACTAAACTTTGTAGGAACTGGTGTAACTGCCATTGCAAGTGGATCTATTTCTACAATTACAATATCTCCCAGAGTTACTGTTAGTGCAGAACCACCAAGTGGAGTAAGTCAGGGAGATCTTTGGTGGGATAGTGATGTAGGTGAACTATATCTTTACTATCAGGATGGAAATAGTGAACAGTGGGTTGAAACATCTGGTGGTAGTGAGACTGTAACTATTAGCGATACTGCTCCAAGTTCTCCAAATATTGGAGACTTATGGTGGGAAAGTGATACTGGAGATTTAAAAGTATATTATAATGATGGTTCTAGTTCTCAATGGGTATCTGCAAATAGTTCTGATACACTAGTACAAATATCAACATCATCTCCATCATCACCACAACCAGGCGATCTTTGGTGGAATAGTGAGTCTGGTAACCTTTACGTTTACTATGAAGATGCAGACACATCTCAATGGGTTACGGCAAGCAATGCTATTGAAGGACCACAAGGATCTACAGGTGCTCAAGGTACTGCTGGACCACAAGGAGCACAAGGTTATCAAGGTGCTCAAGGTGCAGTAGGAGCACAAGGATCTACAGGTGCTCAAGGTGCTACTGGTGCTCAAGGTTCAGTAGGAGCACAAGGATCTACAGGTGCTCAAGGTGCTCAAGGAACCGCAGGTGCTCAAGGTGCTCAAGGTACGGCAGGTACATCAGGATCTCAAGGTACTATAGGTGCTCAAGGTGCTACTGGTGCTCAAGGTGCTCAAGGAACCGCAGGTGCATCAGGATCTCAAGGTACTACTGGTGCTCAAGGTGCTCAAGGAACCGCAGGATCTCAAGGTACTATAGGTGCTCAAGGTACTATAGGTGCTCAAGGTTCAGTAGGAGCACAGGGTGCTCAAGGTCGTCAGGGTGCTACTGGTGCTCAAGGTGCTCAAGGTACGGCAGGTGCTCAAGGATCCGATGGAACAAGACCTCTAACTGTAACCACAAAATCTTCATCATATGTTTTAGTTGCAGGAGACGCTGGAACTATTATAAGTATAACTGCAGGAGGAGTTACTGTTCCTTCTGATACTTTTACTGCAGGAAATACCGTATTAATTTACAATAACTCCGCTTCTTCACAAACAATCACACAGGGTACTTCTACAACATTAAGACTTCCTGGAACTTCTGATACTGGCAATAGAACTTTACAGCAAAGAGGTTTGGCAACGGTTTTATGTATAGCAAGTAACGAATTTGTAATTTCTGGTAGCGGATTGTTGTAATTTATGACTATTGCATCTGTTCCTCATTTACTATCTTCAGAATTAATTCATCACATTACAACCAATCAAGAGAATTTAAATTTACAAACTCTTTTTGGATCAAGTAAGTATTCAGCAGGTATTAATAAAAGAGTTGTCATTGCTAGTGGAGTTACTATTGGAGCCACGAGCACAGGAAATTATGCTTTAAACATTCCGTCAGGATTTGGTGGAAGAATACTTTTGGTAAATGAGGGTTCTATTCTTGGTGCTGGTGGTGCCGCAAATAGTGGAACTGGTGGAAATGCTATTAATGCTGGTGCCTCTAATATTTTCATTGATAATCGTGGCACTATTTCCTCTGGTGGTGGAGGAGGAGGAGTTGGTGGCACTGGTGGTGGAGGATATTATCAATCATCTGGAGAATCATATTGGGCAAATACTGTTTGTAGCGGAAACAGTATGCCTTGTTATCAATTAAATCCACCACACCCTTGTAACTGTCAAGATGAATGTAGAAGAATAAGAGCTTGTGGTGATGGTAGAAACTATACATTATGGGAAAAAGTATGTAAATATTGCTATACAAATACTTACTATACCTCAGGTGGTTCTGGTGGTAATGGTGGAAGAGGTGAAGGTTATGATGGTGCTGCTGCATCTGGTTCTTCTGGAAGTGCAGGTGGCACAAATGCTGGTGCTGGTGGAACAGGTGGAACTGGTGGTTCTTACGGAAACAGTGGTAATACTGGTAACACCGGTGCAAACGGCAACAATGGGTCTGGTGCCGCAGGAACTGCTGGTGGTTTAGCAGGATTTTATATCGTTAACAATGGAAATGTTACTTGGGTTGCAAATGGCACAAGAAATGGTAGAATAGGATAAATACTTGTAAATTTATTGATACATAATGAAGTATATAATCAAAGAAGTTCTTCCTGGTCAAATCAGGGTTGAGTTTGAAGATAATTCGTGGGCAATCGTGCCTATTGGAGAAAATTTTTCTCTAGAAGATGTTGATGACGCAGTATCTTATTATGATCCAGAATTTATACCAGACCCACAAACTTTGATTAATTCGAATGTTTCTGTAGATTTAGAAAGGCAATCTACTAGAAAGGAAAATTCTGTATTGCCAAATACAATTTTTGAAAAATCTATTCAAACTCAAGCATCAACTAGTGATAATGTTCCAGATGTAGATTTAACACCAATTACAACTGAATTATATGGCGGTTTACCACTACCAAATTTTCACAAAGACCAAATTATCATATCATATGTAATGGCAGATTACTTTATCAAGAAAAATGATGATTATAGATTGAAAGAAGAGTTGGATAAGAAAATTGAGGAATATGTCGTAACAAATAGTATTACTGTTGAAGATGCAATAGAAAGTTTAATTTTTGAAAATGATGATTTAATCGTAGAACTTGCAGAGGAGCAATTGAAAAATGAATGAAAAAATTCAGTTAGCTGTTGATAGAATGAAACTTTGCTTACAGTGCGAACATTTCTTCAAACCAACTAGACAGTGTAAGAAGTGTGGGTGTTTTATGCCGATTAAGGTAAGACTTAGCAATTCTTCGTGTCCTGTTGGGAAATGGTAGTTTATTGTTGATGATAAAAATCTTAATTAATATTAACTAAAGTGATTGGTTGGCAAAAAAGTTACAGATTTAATGTTGCATTTCTAATTACATGCTAAGAATAAATATCTAAAAACCGTAGATAATGGCTGCATTAAATTTTCCTGCTAGTCCTACTTTAAATGATGAGTATAACGCTAATGGTGCTACTTGGCGTTGGAATGGAACTGCTTGGGTAAGACTTGGTGATCCTGGAGCACAAGGTGCTCAAGGTTCCACAGGTGCTACTGGTGCTCAAGGTGCTCAAGGGACCGCTGGTGCTCAAGGTGCTGTAGGGGCTCAAGGTGCTCAAGGTTCCACAGGTGCTACTGGTGCTCAAGGTTCCACAGGTGCTACTGGCGCACAAGGTTCAGTAGGAGCACAAGGAACCGCTGGTGCTCAAGGTGCTACTGGTGCTACTGGTGCTCAGGGTGCTGTAGGTGCTACTGGTGCTCAGGGTGCTGCAGGTGCA